AATCCCGTCAAACCTTGATATTTTGGACCAAGGTCTTTTGATGAAGCATCAGCGAGACTGGTGCAAGCTCATCAATACAGAGGACCTTTGCATTTGTGTCAAAGGGAGACGAACCGGAATCACCTATTCCACGGCCCTTAATTTTACGCCTGTTGCGTCGGCCAGCCGCGAAGCCGGCGTGGACAATGTATATTACATCGGCGACACCAAAGAAAAGGGCCTGGAATTCATCGGCTACTGCGCACATATGGCAAGGGTGATGGCCGTAAGGCCGGCCGGCGGAACGTCCAATATCGAAGAATTTCTGTATGAAGACCGGATCAGCGAAGATAAAATCAATTATATCACGGCATACAGAATCCGTTTCCCCAAATCCGGATTCCAAATGGTTGCACTGTCCAGCAGACCGGCCAGCATTCGCGGACTTCAGGGAATCGTTATCATCGACGAAGCGGCCTATCATCAGAACGTCCAGGCCGTCATCGATGCATGCCTTGCCCTGATTATCTGGGGCGGAAAAATTATTCTTATCAGCACCCATAACGGCGTAAAAAATCCCTTCAACCAACTGGTAAGAGATACGAGAGCCGGGCTTTATACGTTCCATATTTTTGAGTGCTATTTTGATGATGCGGTGGAAAACGGCCTTTATGAACGGGTCTGCATGATCAAGGGATGGACGCCCACCCAAAAGGGTAAAAAAGAATGGTATCTGAAAGTCCGGGGCGCATACGGCGCCAACAAGGCGGCCATGCGCGAGGAGCTGGACGGCATCCCCAGGGAAGGTTCGGGCGTGGCTATTCCCGGAATTTTGATCGAAGAATGCATGAAAGAAGTTCGGCCCATCGTTCGACTGGCCTTGGAATCCGAGTTCGCGCTTAAAGGATTGCCCTATCGGGACTCATGGATCGAATCCTGGATACGGCAGCATATCAATCCATTGCTGGATTTGCTCGACAAGGACCGGGATCATTTTTTCGGGTTCGACTATTCCAGGTATTGCGATTTTGCGGTGTTCGCACCCATGACCATCGAACAATTTTTGACCCGGCGCGTACCGTTTTTGGTGGAATTCAACAATGTTCCCACGCGGCACCAGCAGCAGATTTTGTGGCACATGATCGACCGGCTGCCGAGGTTCAGGTCCGGCGCGATGGATGCCACGGGAAACGGCCAGACCATCGCGGAATACACGGCGGACAAATACGACGTTACCCGGTCCGGCCGCATCCATGAAGTGACCTTAAACGATGCCTGGTACCGGGATAATATGGGCAAATTCGTGGAGGCGTTCGAAAACCAGACCATTGATATTGGTAAAGATGCGGATGTGGCCAACGATCTCAGAGCGCTTGAACGCATCGACGGCATCGTAAAGCTGCCGAAATTGAAGACTCCGGACACCAAAGATGAGGATTTTATGCGGCACGGAGACGCGGCAATCGCTCTGTCCCTGGGGTATTTTGCGACACTGAACGCGAGCGGCGGCCATATGCCCAAGGTTACTTCCACCCGGGATAATACCATACCGGCGCTGCCCGGATATGATGAGACGGTGGATTACAGCGCATATTAATCCGAACAGGGCGACCGATTATGAAACTGTGGATCAACGAGAACGATTTTATCGAAATAGAAGATAAACAGTCCCTGCCCGTGGAGATCGCGGCCCGATCCCGATCCATCGACTGGTGGGGGCTTTTCGGCAATCTGCCGGACCCGGACCCGATTTTGCGAAAATTAGGCCAGGACATTTCCGTATATCGCCGGCTCCTTTCAGACAGCCATGTGTGGAGCTGCTACCAGAGCCGTAAATCCGGAACCTTGTCCTGTGAATGGGAAGTTCAGGAAAGCTCAAAGAGTTCCAGGGCCAATAAAAGGGCCTATCAGATGATCAGCGATTTAATGTCCGATCTGGATGTTTACCAGATTATTACCGACATGCTCGATGCGCCCTTTTTCGGCATCAGTCCCGTCGAAGTGATCTGGAAAAGCACGAAAGGTGTCTGGGTTCCGGATTGCATTGCGGGCAAGCCGCCGGAATGGTTCATGTTCGATCCGGAAAACCATCTGAAATTCATGTCCAAAGACAACATGATCGATGGCGAAGATATCCCGGAATATAAATTTTTATTATGCCGGCATCACAGCTCCTATCAAAATCCCTATGGCGAAAGATTGCTTTCCCGGTGTTTCTGGCCGGCGGCGTTCAAAAAGGGGGGGTTTAAGTTCTGGGCGGTGTTTACGGAAAAATACGGCATGCCCTGGGTGATCGGAAAGGTTCCCGGAGATACGGGAGACACCGAGCGCGCCCGGCTGTTGTCCAATCTTGCCAAGATGGTCGCCGATGCCGTGGCCGTAGTCAATGATGACAGCAACGTAGACATTATCGAGGCTGCGGGAAAAAGCGCCAGCGCGGATATCTATGACAAGCTGATCAGCACCTGCAACCGGGAATTTTCCAAAGCCATTCTGGGGCAAACTCTGACCACGGAGCTGGACAAAGGCGGGAGTTTTGCGGCCACAAAAGAACACATGGAAGTGCGAGCCGACCTGGTGGATCAGGATAAACGAATGGTCAAAAGCGCGTTCAGTTTATTGTTTCAGTGGATCGTGAACTTGAATTTTGCCGGTGCGGATGCACCTGCGTTTTCTTTTTTTGAAGAAGAAAATATCCAAAAAGACCTGGCCGACCGGGATGAAGTGCTGACCAAGCAGGGCGTCCGGTTCACGCCCAAATACTACCAGCGCACATACAACCTGGAAGAAGACGATTTCGAGTTGGGGGAACCTCGAATGACCGGCGCCGGACAGTTTGCGGAAAACGTGGATTCCGAGCCGAATTATGACACCTGGCAGCAGGAAATAGAGGATCTGGCCGATGATTCACTGGCTCAAACATCCGATGTGTGGAAGAAAATCGATGAACCGGTCCGAAAACTGATCGAGTCCAGCTCGAGCCTGGAAGAGGTCAGGGACCGAATTTTCGAAATATACGCCGATATGGACCCGGGCGATCTGGAAAAACTGGTGCGAGACGCCCTGGCCACGGCGCTTTTGGCCGGCGCTGTGGACATGGCCAATAATCCCAGGGGGAAACGATAACGCATGGAAGTAATATTACGGATAGCGGATGAAGAGAAAGTGGTCACAGCCCTGGATGAAACCGGTGACCGGGCCGAAGATCTCAGGCGGCCCCTGGCGGATTTCGGGGAGCGTCTTGTCAGAAAGATATCCAAACGATTGTCCGGTCCGGTGCTCAAGGAAAAAAGCGGCCGCCTCAAGGGCAGCCTGACCCATGAGGAAACCAATGACACCCTGGAAGTGTCGGCGGGCGGAGCCGACGAGGTGGATTATGCGAGCATCCATCATTACGGCGGGACGATCAAACCGAAAAAAAAGAAATTTTTGACCATTCCCTTTCCGGGAGGACCTGCGGACAAAAGGGTGCCGCTGAGGGCGGCTGATTTCAACGATACGTTCGTGGCCAAAGGGATCATATTTCAAGAGAAGGATGGGGACATCGAGCCGCTGTTTATACTCAGAAAATCCGTTAAGATGCCGGCGAAGCCCTATATGTATCTGGAGAGTTCGGACGAGGAATATCTCAATAATTCGATCGCTGAATTTATTACGGGGGCATGGTCGTGAAAGTCATGGCTTATGAAGAAGCCGTTGAATTTTTCCGGGACAAGATACCCATGACCTCTGCCGAATATGAGGCCCTGGTGGCGGAGGTGGGAGAATACGCCGACAGTCTGGCGTTTACGGTGTCACGCATTGCGTCGGCGGATCTTTTGCAGGATCTGCACGGCGAGGTCCTGAAATTCATCGAGGAGGGTAAAACGTTCTTTGACTTTCGGGATGGGATTGACGAGATCATGGCCCGGCGAGGATGGAAAGGCATGGCGCCTTACCGGCTGGACAATATCTTCAGGACCAACATCCAGACCGCCTATAACGCGGGGCGCCACAAACAGAAGAAAGCCATCGCGGACCGCCGGCCGTACTGGGAATACGACGCGGTGAACGATACGCATACGCGGAAGAGCCACCTGGCCCATGACGGAAAGATATATCGTCATGATCATTCATTCTGGGATACGTGGTATCCGCCCAATGGATACCGGTGCAGGTGCCGCGTGAATTCTCTTTCGGCGAAAGAGATGAAAGAAGAAGGACTCAAAGAGGAGATGCAGGAAACGGGCCTGCAGCCGGACCCGGGCTTTGGCCATAACCCTGCGGAACAAAGATGGCGGCCGGACCCGGAGAAATACGATCCCAGGCTTCGCTCACAACTTGAAGATTGGATATGGGATTAAAAATATTTTACGCGCTCAACGATCACATTTTGAGGGGATAATGGGAGGATAAAGATATGGACTTTCAAGGATTCGGCAACTGGTTTGAAATTTTTCGCGGGGGCAAGCAGATTGACAGTAACGGTCGGGAGCATGACGGTGACGCATTGATCGACCGGGCCGTTGAAACATTTAATCCATCCTATCACGAGCCGCCGATTGTCGTGGGGCATCCAAAGGATAATGCGCCGGCCTTCGGGTGGGTTCAGGGACTTAAGAAATCGGGCAACCGGTTGCTGGCTAAAGTAAAAGACGTAGTTCCGGAATTCGAGGCCATCGCCAAACAGGGCCTTTACAAAAAGCGGTCGGCCAGTTTTTATCCGGACGGCCGGCTCAGGCATGTGGGATTTTTAGGCGCGGCGCCGCCTGCGGTCAAGGGTCTTACGGATCTTAAATTCGATGAGGGCGAGGCAATGGCGACATTCGAATTTTCGGCATCCGAAGAAGACAAGGCCGCACAAAAAGCTCGGTCCAAAAAATATAAAATCGTCATCAAAGACGGCGGCCATGTGACCAAACCCGGAGAGTGGTCAAACGTGCCTGACGATCAGTTTCTGAACCCGGTCAATTACCGATACCCGTGCCCGGATGCAAACCAGACCCGGACGGCGGCCAGCTACTGGGGCCAGAAGGACAATCAGGCTCAGTATTCTTCTCAAGAACGCTCCATTATCAACGAGCGATTAGATAAATTTCGCAAAAAATTT